GTTTAAATCATGGTCTAAAAAGTCAGATTCAATAAATTCAAAAGCAAATTTATTTGGATTATCAAAATTTTTAATTAATCTAATTAATACTTCTCCATCTCTTGCAAAAGTTTCTGCAAATAACCTTTGGCAATCTATCCAACTTAATTTTTCATCTGAAGTACATTTAACACCCCATTCTTTCCATCTTCTTTCAATTAAATTATTTGCAAAAGAATCTAATGCTCCATTTGGGTCGCGACTTCTTACTTGTAAATGAACACCTTTAGCACCTACAACATTATCTACATAAACATTAATATATCTTCTTGCAAAAGCATTATTTCTAGCTAAATCTCTTGCTCTATTTCTTAATACTCTTAAACTAGGTCTAATTTCACTATCAGCAGATTTAGAAGATAAAACAAAATTATTTAATAATCTATTTTGACTTGCACCTGAAAAATAACTTCTTTTAGCTTTTCTACTTCTAAATAAATTTAAAAATCTTTCTTTAAGCGTCATTAAATTGTACCTTTATTACTCTCCCAGTTCCTTCTTTATTATCTCGTCTAAATTTTGCAATTTCTTTTTGATATTCTGCTTTATAATAATCTCTCCATTGTAACAATTCATTTATACTAATTTTACTTAATGATCTTCCTTGAATAGAATAACTTGAAACATCTGCATCTGCTCTACCTTCTAAAATACTTTCAATTTTATCAAGCATTATTTTTGCATGACTACGAGTATCACCAGTAGAGCCAAAATAATTATCTTTGACAGTTATTTTTCCACTATCAATAATTAATTCTTCACTATCGCTTGATTGAGTTACTTTTAATACCCAAAAATAATCACCTGTTGTATATCCACCAGTTGCACTATTATCCAAAGTAAATTTGTAATAATCGTCAACTTCTGTAACTGTTGCACTAAAAGCAGTTCCACCATTACTTTCTAATCTTGCTGTCCAAGACATAGCATAACTACCAACAGGATAATCTGTTAAATCTTTTCTATTCCATACAACTGTTTCACCTTTGTATATTGTTACTGGTTCTTTTTCTGGTATATCTGTAAATAAATTTGCCATTTTTTTTAATTATTCCATGATTTAGCGAAATTACCCTTTCTTGCGTAATGTTTCAACCTACTTTGGTTGACTTTGTGATTCATTTGTGAGTGTGATTTTTTTTGTTTTTCCATAATTTGATTTAAGTCTGCATTCAATAATGTAAAAGCTGACATGGCATAAACTCTACAATCTAATGCTTCGTTTCTTGGTCGCATTAAAACCCATTCTCTTTTTTTAAAACCCCTTCTATATTTTGTTACAACTTTTTCTGCTGTTAATTGTCTAAAATATTCTTCATTATATTTTTTAGGAAAATGACAATATCCAGCACCATGTTGCTTTATCCTTAATCGTGAATATATCAATTCTTTAGCAGTATCAACGCCAATACCGAATAAAGTTACTTTTGCAATATTGTTTCTTGTAGGTCTATTAACTATTGGCTTTCCTTCTCCACCAAAACCTTTAACTGCAAATATTCTTCTTGCATATCTTGGTTTGCAAAATTGATAAACCATGTTCGTATGATGCCCACTATCAATACAAGTAGAAACTATTTTTAACTTTGTTTTATCAGCTTTTTCGTATGTTTTAGATAATAATAAATCTAACTCTTGCCATATATTTGATGCTGAAGGGTCGCCATAAATAATATGATATTCAATGCTCCATGTTTCTTCTTCTAATCCCCAACCTACTACTTCACATTCTATTCTATCATCTTGAATATCAACTCCTGCTGTTAATAAAACAACTTCATTAGGAAAAGTATAATCTTCACGCCTTTCATATAATCCTAAATCATCTATTTTTTCACCTTCATCTTCCCATGTTTCACCTAAATATGTATTAACAAATACTCTTAATGTCTCTGGTAGTTTTTTTGCTCTTAAAAATTCTCCTACCGCTTCTTCCATAGTTACCCATACTGAATACAATCCATTTAATCTAAAACCAGCACGACCATTAAACCTTTCTGTTGCTTTCCAACTTCCCTTACTAATATTAATAACTCTTTCAATATCAGTCCATTTTTTTTCACAATGTTCACAAACATATTTAGCTGTTTCTGGTCTGTCCTTTTCCCAATGAACTTGCGACCATTTTAAAGTTTGTTTCTTTTTGCATTTATGACAAGGAACATAAAATAGTCTTTGGTCGCTATCTTCATAAGCTGATTCTATTGCACTAGCACCTTTAACAGTAGGTGTAGATGTTAAAACTAATTTACTATCCCAAAATGTAGCACTTCTTCTTTTTGCTAACATAACAGGATTTCCTTCACTACCAGCAGTTGGTGGGTATCTATCTATCTCATCACATAATACTATTTTTATTGGTCTTGATGCTAAAGATGCAGGAGAATTAGCACCGCAAGCTGTAATATGGCCACCATCAAATATTTTGTGCAAAACTGTATTGCCTGAATCTTTACTTTTAACATCAGCAACTTTATATTTCAAAATATTACTATCTCTAATCATAGGTGCTAATCTATCTTGGCTCCATGCTCTAGCCATTTCCAAAGTTGGTTGTACTACTAAAATAGGTGCTGGTGAATAAGCTATATAATAACCTATAGCGTTAAGTAATATTTCAGTTTTACCTATTTGAGAACAAGACATAACAATAACTTCAGTAATAGATGGGTCATTAATACTATCCATTATTTCTTTTTGAAATATTGCTCTAGCTGTTTCAAATCTGCCAGCTTCGCTACTGCTTTCAGTTGATAAAAACCTAAATTTATCTGCCCATTGACTTATCTTTAGATGTGGCGGTGGTTTTATTAGATTCATTGTCTTTTCCCACACTTCCTTCATCGCTGGAGATTTCATATAATGCCTCATGTATTTTATCTTGTATTATTAATTTAATTTCGTTTATACTCTTAACTGTAACAACAACAGGAGCAACCTTATTTGGTATTGACAGCAATTTTTGTTTTAATTTGTGTACTAATTCTAGCCAAGATTTTTTTACTTCTCCTTTCGGTATTAATTCGCCTGATGCCTTCATTTTGTCTATTTCTGCTAATTCTGCTTTTGCTTTGAGTAATTTATTTTTATTTTTTAATACTTCTTCTGCTGTAAATTCACCACCTGCTTTAGCTTTTAAATAGTCTATATATCCATGAACACTATTAACTAAATCATATTTTCCTCTTTCAGCTTTAGGTATAACATTCTCTTTTGCTAACTGCTGTATTCTTCTTTCAGACAATTTAAGAAGTTTTGCAATAGCTTGTATGTTAAATGAAGCGGCCATTAGTGTCCTAAATCATAATTTAATTGTTCTTCATAACCATTCCAATAGTTACCTAATTCATCTTTACAATAATGTGCCATAACTAATTTTTCTTTATAAAAAGTAAATGGAATTTCAAATGTAACACTTTTATAAAATGCTTCTTCGCAAGTAATAGGTCTTAAAGTAAAACCAAAAGGAATTTTAATCCAATAATGAGTTTCAGAATTAACTACTATAAGCAGATATAAAAAAAAGACTTTCACTATACACCTAATTGTCTGCGTTTATGTTTATTAAGTGTAGATTTTTTATATCTTTTAGGATTACCACCAATTGTTGTCTTTTTAAATTTTGCATTACTAATATGTTCTATTTTTGCATATAAATTATTTTTTTTCTTTGCCATACTTTGCTAACTTATTTTCATACATTTTTATTTTTTTAATCATTAAATTATCAGCTTCTTTTTTAGCTTCTTCTACTGCATTTACTTTTTCTAATTTTAATTTTTCTATTTGTTCATCTTTCTTATCATTTTGTAAATTAAGAATAGTTAATTCATCATTTTTTATATCTAATTCTTTTAATAGTTTTTCTTCTCGTTCTACTATTCTATCTTTTAAAGTTGACATATAAGAAATAGAATCAATATTTTCTTCTATTGTTTCTTCAATCCATTCAGGAATAGTTTTTGAGTTTTGAGCCATTGTAACTTTAAATTTTTCCATTCCTTGTCTATGTCTAATAAATATTCTATCAATAACATCATTTAATACTGGGTCAGAAGTTTTAACTTGATATTTTTTAGTTAATTCATTTTTTTCAGCTTCTAGTTTGATGTTTTCTTTTTTTAATTTATTAATGTAAATAGATTGATCTGTTTTTGGTTGATCTGTTTCTAAATAAAGTTTTGTCATTTTTACCACGCATGACCGCACTTTGGACATTCTAAAGTTTTTTGTTTAGCTTCTTCTTGTTCTTTCATTGTTCCTGCAAGTGCTTGTGCTATTTCTTCTTGGGTAAATCCTATATTTTTAAACCATTCCGCATCTAACTTACTGTTTAATTCTAATTCAGCTAATTCGTTTCTTAATAAATTCTTATCCCATTCTGATTCATCTGAAACTCTATTATCAGCTAATCTATATTTTCTAATATCCATATCTGATAAATGATTAAGTTCTATATAAGGTACATTTTCCATTCCTAACTTTTTAGCCGCTTCATATCTTGTATGCCCACTAACTATAATTTTATCCATCATATTATTAATAGTAATAGGAACATTAAAACCAAATGATTTAATAGATTCAGCAACTAAAGGAATAGCTTTAACAATTTTTCTAGGATTTTTTGCATAAGGTACCAAATGATTTATTGGAATTTGTTTTAAATTAGGATTAACTTTTATTTCTATCTTTTTCGACATTGCTAAATACTATGTTCAAACTAAATGAACGCCTTTCTCCTTTCTCATCAGGAGATTTGTATTTACTTCTAAATGGATATACTTGATGATCTAACCAATTAGGAAACATATAAAAATCTCCAATTTCTGGTTTTACTTTTAAATTATTTGGACAATTCAAACCTATAGTTCCATATCTAAAATCTAAATAACCGCCAAATGGATTGTGGTCTTTATCTTCCTTTTCCCAATACTCGTTTATATCTTCAGGCAATTTTAAATAACCAATACAAGATATGTTGCAACCAGTATGATAATGATAAGGGTTAAAATCTCCAGCGTATTGTCTAACAAACCAACCACTAGCTATACCAACTTTAAAGCTATCTTTCATGTTTGCAAAATCTTTATCGTTTGGAAATAAATATCTTCCTGTAATAGCGTTAAACCAATTAGCGTGTTTAATTAATACATCTTGGCTAATATGATATTCTTCTTCTACTCTACCAGCTAGTTGATTTGACCAATCTCGTTTTTCTTTTTTCTTATTTGATATATCTAAACAGTCTTGATTTAAGTCGTTGATAATATCTTTAGGTAACTTACATTTTAAAATAGATGGCCCGAATGGTCTTACAAGATCAATAATTGTTTTGTTTTTTTGTTCTTCGCTCATTAATTTTCTTATACTTAAAACGAAACGAAATGCAAACTGAACTACGCTATCTACAAACAACCTGGCGTCGAGCGAAACC